ATATACAATCTTACTCACATCTAATGAAAATATTTGAAGTGTGTGAACTTACACCACAAATAAATCATTGGTTAGCTACTAGAGAATATCAATTTATTAAAGACATCAAAGAAGAAGATGTACCAAAGAATTTATGTTTGCGTGTGTCAGCAATCAAAGTAGATAGTCCACCACCTAATTTTTGGAAGTGGACATCTGGTGTACACAAAGATAAACCTGCAATAGGTAGGGAGTGTCCTGCTTACAAACAAGATGGTGAGTGTGGTAGTTGTCGTGCCTGTTGGAGTCGTTCAATTAAACAAGTAAGTTACAAGGAGCATTGATGAATAAAAAATTACCAGATATATATAACATAAGAAGAGCATTAGAAGATTGTATAGAAAAAAAATTAAAAGGTAATGTCACAGATGTAGGCACTTGGTTAGATTTTAGTGGTGCTGATGTTGCCTTTGAATTAAAAGGTAAAAGATATAACATTGAAATAAATGATATAACTAATGACAAATAAAATACTAATAGTATTAGTATTCTTGTGTCTAACATCTTGTAAGACAACAGATGTAGATCCAGTAACAAGTATATTAAAATATGCAATAACTAATGGAAGTAAGTAATGACTAAATATTACTGGACTCCTAAAAGAATTAAGGAATTAAAAGAACGTGGATATAAACTAAATTTTGTTAAAAATGATTTGACAAAATTAAAAAAATGTGATAAGGAGAATAGCAATGAAAAAATACAAAATAATACTTCGGGGCATGGGAATCTTTGCGACTGGGATAATAACATTCCCAAAAGAATCACCAGAACCAACACTAGAACAAATAGAAAATGAAGTAGCATTATTTCTTAATGAAAAATTATTAAAAGTAGAACTTGATAGTTTTCATACTCAAGATAAATATATACTTACATATGAATATATAAAACCAGAGAGAGTTGTGCTTTGAATTTTAAACAACAACTCGCAGTAGTAGAAGGTTTGTTTGTACCACCAGATGCAAACATCAGAATGGATTGTCCATTTTGTAATAATAAAAATACATTAGTAGTAGACACTACAGAAAATAAAATAAGTTGGTATTGCTTTCATGCCTCGTGTTCAGCTAAAGGTAAAAAAGATGGAGAAAAAAATATGAATTATGTAACAAAAGTTTTTACAAATAGTAATAACATTTGTAATCAATCTGATGAATTTGAGACACCAGATAGTTTTCAATCTATTTTTTCTAATAAAAAAGCTATGAATTATTTACATAAAAATAATTGTTGGGAGGCTTGGGCTTGGCATAGAGCAGAAATTAAATATGACGTTAAACAAGACAGAGTAGTTTTTTTAGTTCGTAATAGACATTCAAACAAAATAGTAGGTGCAGTTGGTAGAGGTTTAAATAAAAATGTTTACCCTAAATGGTTTATGTATGGTAATAAAGATGTACCATTTAAATCTGGTAATTGTGATGATGCAGTTATTGTAGAGGATTGCCCATCAGCTTGTGCAGTATCAAATATATTAACTGGTATTGCTATTATGGGTACAAGTTTAAAAGAACTACACAAATCACATTTAAGACCCTACAAAAATTTATATATATGTCTAGACAGAGACGCTACAACTAAAGCATATGATATGGCAAAAGATTTAAGGTCTTCTGGATTTGACAATGTTATTGTAAAACCATTGACAGATGATTTAAAATATTATAATACAGATGAAATAAAGGAGATGTTCTATGATAGAAAAGCAAATGCTTAGATTAATGTTAAATAAAAATTTTTACACACAATATAGAGGTGCTATATCTCATACTATTTTTTCTGGAGATATAAGTTCTTTATACGAGACAATTGAAAAAGCACATAGTAAATATGATTCAGATATTAAACTAGATGAATTATATTCTTTACACACAACTATATTTAATCCTGCATTAACACGTGCAGCTAGAGAAAAATTTAGTGAACTTGTAGAAGATATAAAAGAAGTTGAAGTTCCAAGCAAAGAGATTGCTAAAGATATTATTAAAGTATTATCTAATAGAGACTTAGCACAAAAGATAGCAGTAGAAGCTACTGAAATATTTAATGGTAAAGATGCAAACTTTACTTCAATTATGTCTATGATTGAAAATCACAAACAAGATTTAGATGAAGAAAAAAATCCTGCAGTTACTTCAGATGTAAATGAAGTATTAGGATTATTAGATATAACAACTAAATGGCAGTTTAACATTCCTGTGTTAAAAAACAACGTTGGTGGTATAGGTCCAGGCAATCTTATGATAGCATTTGCTAGACCAGAAACTGGTAAGACAGCTTTTTGGGTTAGCTTATGCTCTGGACCAGATGGCTTTGCCCAACAAGGTGCAAAGATACATGCATTTATAAATGAAGAACCAGCAATAAGAACACAGATGAGAGCTATCTCTTGTTATACAGGTATGACTAGAGAAGAGGTAAAGGAATTACCAGATGAGGCAAGAGAGTCTTGGTTAGATATAAAAGATAATTTATCTATGTTTGATACAGTTGATTGGTCAATAGCAGATATTGATGCTCATTGTGAGAAGCATAAACCAGATATAATTATAATAGACCAGCTTGACAAAATAAATGTTTCTGGTACATATGCAAGAACAGATGAAAAACTTAGAGAAATATATACAAGTGCAAGAGAGATTGCTAAACGTAGAGATTGTGCAGTGATTGCTATATCTCAAGCATCAGCAGACGCACATAACAGAAATAGCATATCATTTGATATGATGGAAAACTCTAAGACAGGTAAGGCAGCAGAAGCTGATTTAATTATTGGTATTGGTAAGAATGAATCTGCAGACCCATCTGATAGAACTAGAACTTTGTGTATAAGTAAAAATAAAATAAATGGTTTTCATGGAGAACCACAATGTGTAATTAGAAAGGAAATAAGTAGGTACGAAGGATGATTAAAGTAGTAGACGTAGAGACATCATGGCAAGTAACAGAGAATGGTGGGTATGATCCATCACCATTTCACCCAGATAATATTCTTGTAAGTGTTGGAATAGATGATGAATATTTTTTTACAAACCATTCTGAAAAAATTGATAAAGGTTGTTTTCATAAGATACAAGAACTATTAGATACAACAACATTATTAGTTGGACATAATATTAAATTTGATTTAATGTGGTTATTAGAATCTGGATTTAAATATGAGGGTAGAGTTTATGATACAATGATTGGGGAGTATATACTTAATAAAGGTATTCGTAAAAGTTTAACACTTGAGATGTGTTGCCGTAGAAGAAAGATAGGATCTAAAGATAATAGAATAAAAGATTTTACAGATAGAGGTATACCATTTCAAAACATACCACATGAAGTTGTTGAACAATATGGTAAGATGGATGTAGCTATAACTAGAAGATTATTTGATTCACAAATGTCAGATTTTAAATTACCAAAAAATAAAGACTTACTCATGACAGCAAAAATGATGAATGAGTTTTTAATTGTTTTAGCTGACATGGAACGTAATGGTATTCATGTAGATTTAGAAGAACTACATAAAGTTAAAAAAGAATATCAAGCAGAATTTTATGCATTGCAACAGAAGATAGATGAAATTGTATATAAGCAAATGGGTGATACTAAAATTAATTTAGCTAGTCCAGAACAATTATCTTGGTTAATATATTCTAAAAAACCTAAAGATAAAAAGCATTGGGCAAAAATATTTAATGTTGGTATAGACAAGAATACTGGTAAAAGTAAAAAGAGACCACAATATTCTAGAATACAATTTAGAAATTTAGTTTCTGATAATACAGAAATTATTCATAAAACTACAGCTGAACAATGTATAAGTTGTCATGGTAAAGGTGTAATTAAAAAAATAAAAAAAGATGGTAGCCCATATAAAAACTATACTAAATGTTCTGAATGTGATGGTGATGGCTATGTATATACACCTATGGCAAAGATAGCAGGATTTAATCAAAGACCTAGAAGTGTATATGATATTGCAGAGGCAGGTTTTAGAACAGACAGAATAACATTAAATAAAATAGCAGGTGAAGCTGAAGGTGAGTTTAAAGAATTTATAGATGCTATTGTAAGATATGGTGCAGTAGAAACTTATCTTGGCACATTTGTAACTGGTATAGAAAATTTTACAAATGAAAAAGGTTTGCTACATCCTAAGTTTATGCAAGCAATTACAGCTACAGGTAGACTTTCAAGTAGAGATCCTAACTTTCAAAACCAACCAAGGGGTAGAACTTTTCCTATTCGTAAAGTTGTTAAGTCTAGATTTAAAGATGGTCTAATTATAGAAGTAGACTTTGCACAATTAGAATTTAGAACTGCAGTTTATTTATCACAAGATAAGCAAGGCATGGAAGATATTAAAAATAATATAGATGTACACCAATACACTGCAGATATTATAGGTGTATCTAGACAAGATGCAAAGGCACATACATTTAAACCTTTGTATGGTGGTACAACTGGTACAGAAGATGAAAAAAAATACTATTCTAAATTTTTAGAAAAGTATAAAGATATAAAAAAATGGCATGATAAATTACAAGATGGGGCTATAAGATATAAACGAGTTAAACTACCAACTGGTAGAGAATATTCTTTTCCATATGCAGAAAGAACACCTTGGGGTGGATCTACATATGGCACACAAATAAAAAATTATCCTGTGCAAGGTTTTGCAACAGCAGATATTGTACCACTTGCTTGTATAAATATATATAAACTT